CACAATATTAAAAAAGTTTTGGACGATAAAGAAGATGGCCAAAAAGTAACACCAATTGAAGTACACGATATGGTTTGTTATATTGCAGACGCTGTATTAGCAGGTGGTATTCGTAGAGCAGCTTTGATTAGTTTATTCTCAGCTGATGATGATGAAATGATTTCTTGTAAGTCTGGTAATTGGTGGGAAAATAACCCACAAAGAGGTAGAGCAAACAATTCAGCAGTGTTGGTACGTCATAAGATTACACAAGATTTTTTTAACGACCTTTGGAAACGTATTGAATTAAGTGGAGCCGGAGAACCAGGAATCTTTTTAACTAACGATAAAGACTGGGGAAGTAACCCATGCTGTGAAATTTCTTTACGTCCAAATCAGTTTTGTAATTTGTGTGAGGTAAATGCTAGTGACCTTGAATCACAAGAAGATTTTGAAGAAAGAGTAAAGGCAGCGTCATTTATTGGTACATTACAAGCTGGTTATACCGATTTTCATTATCTTCGTGATATTTGGAAAAAAACAACTGAAAAAGAAGCTCTTATTGGTGTTGGTATGACAGGTATTGGTTCTGGTGCTGTTTTAGAATATGATATGAAAAAAGCTGCAAAAGTTGTTAAAGAAGAAAATGAAAGAGTTGCTTCTTTGATTGGTATAAATAAAGCAGCTCGTTGTACAACCGTAAAACCATCTGGAACTTCTTCTTTGGTTCTTGGAACTTCATCCGGGATTCATGCATGGCATAACGATTACTATATTCGTCGTATTCGAGTTGGTAAAAATGAATCTATTTACAGTTATTTAAGTATTTATCATCCAGAGTTAATTGAAGATGAATTTTTCCGTCCTCATGATACCGCAGTAATTTCTATTCCACAAAAAGCTCCAGAAAACTCTATTCTAAGAACAGAATCGGTGTTTCAAATTTTAGAGAGAGTTAAAAAAGTTTCTCAAGAATGGGTTAAAGGTGGACATAGAAGTGGTTCAAATACACACAATGTATCCGCTACAATTTCCATTAAAGAAGATGAATGGGAGTCTGTGGGTGAGTGGATGTGGAACAATCGAGAATTTTATAACGGTTTATCGGTTTTGCCTTATTCAAACCATACATATACGCAAGCCCCTTTTGAAGATTGTACAAAAGAAAAATATGAAGAACTTTTAAAATCTTTAACTAATGTAGATTTAACAAAAGTTGTTGAACTAGATGATAATACAAACCTTTCAGGTGAAGTTGCATGTGGAGCTGATGGTTGTGTAGTTGTTTAGTGAATTACAAAGTAAATAAAACCCTCTTCGGAGGGTTTTTTTATGCCATTTAGTTTTAAAAAATTAAGATTAAATTTTTAAAATCAGATATTTATAAATACAATGGCACAAAAACCTTTTATAAACATACAATTTCCTTTTCAAGACGATCCAGAAGGTAAGTTTTTAAGGATGAATCAAGACGCTAAAAAAGCAATCAAAGCCGATTTGGTTCATCTGTTACTAACCAATAAAGGTGAAAGATTGTATTTACCGGATTTTGGTGCTAATTTAAGACAATACTTATTTGAACCGAATGATGATGTTTCGGCAAACGCAATAAAAAACGAAATCAACGAAGCGATAAAAAAATTTATACCCAATTTAGTTGTAACACAATTAACGGTTGATAAATCTCAAAATAATGAATACGCTGTTGTGGTTAAAATAGATTATTTAGTAACTGTTTCGGCCCTACAATCAGCAGATTTTGTAGAATTAGAATTATAAAAATGGCAGAAAAAAAAATAAATTACTTTGCTAGGAACTTCCTAGATGTGCGTACAGAACTTATTGACTTTGTAAGACATTTCTATCCGCAATTATATAACGATTTCAACGACTCTTCTATCGGAACGATGTTAATAGAATTAAACGCTGCGGTATCAGATATGTTATCATACCATACCGATAGAATGTTTAATGAAACACAAATAGATTATGCACAAGAACGCCGTTCAATTATGAACATAGCAAGAACTTTAGGACTTAAAGTTCCCGGTAAAAGAAGTGCAATAACTATTGTTGATTTTTCTGTTGTTGTGCCAGTTTTTGGTGATACTTTTGATATTAGATATGCACCAATAATAAAATACGGTTGTCAAGTCGTAGGTGGTGGTCAAACTTTTGAAACTATAGATGATATAGACTTTTCTTCACCTTTTAGTTCCGGTGGAATACCAAACAGACTAATTTTACCTAATATTAACGCTAATAACCAAATTGTAAGTTATACTCTCGTTAAAAGAGAAGTTGTTAGTAATGGTATAACAAAAATTTTTAAAAGAACAATAAGTAACGCAGAAGCTGTTCCTTTTTTTGAAGTTATATTACCGGATACAAATGTTGTTGCAATAAATTCTATTATAGTAAAAGAAGGTACCACCTTTACCGGAATACCAAGTTCTGCAGAATTTACAGATAATAATATTCGATGGTATGAAGTTGATTCTTTAGCTGAAGATAAAATTTTTATACCAGATACTAATAGAACAACAGACAATAACGGTATTAAACCGGGTAAATGGATAAACGTTACTAAGAAATTTTTAAAAGAGTATACTGATACCGGTTTTTGTAAATTAACTTTTGGTTCTGGTTTTTCTGATGAACAGTACTTAAAAAATTATAGTAGTAACCAATATGTTTTACAGATAGCAAATTATTTCAACAGTATTGCTTTAGGTGAAATACCTAGGCCTAATAGTACTATGTTTGTTAAATATCGTGTTGGTGGTGGTACTGCAGCTAATATAGGTGCAAACGTTATTAACGGTTTAGGTACCATAGAAATGGTTGTAAACGGGCCAAATGCGACAAATAATCAGTTTGTTCGAAATTCAATTACAGTTAACAATCCAGTTCCAGCTTTTGGTGGTGCTGATGATCCAACTTTAGAAGAAATTAGATATTTAACAAAATATAATTTTGCGTCACAAAATAGAGCGGTAACAATAAAAGATTATATTGCAACCATATTTAAAATGCCTGGCCAGTTTGGTGTTCCCTTTAGAATGCAAGTAGCCGAAAATAGAAATAAAATAGAATTCGCTATTTTAGGTTTAAACTCCCAAGGGAAGTTAGACAACTCATCAACAAATACTTTAAAAGAAAATATGGCTTCTTGGTTGGCTGAATATCGTATGATAAATGATTATGTTTTAGTTCGTGACGGCCGTATAATTAACTTAGCTTTTGATATTGATGTTTACACTGATAAAGCTTTTAATGCGGGTGAAATAGTCAATAATGTTATTACTACCGTTAGAAATTACTTTAATATTCAAAACTGGCAAATGGGTGATAACATTTATATGGCAAATCTAATTGAAAATATTAATAATGTTGCGGGTGTCTTAAATGTTATGGATATTAAAGTTTATAATAAAGTAAGTGGAAACTATTCTTCAAACGTTACGTCACAAGCTTATTTAGATGATGTAACCAGACAAATAAATTTAACGGCAGACAATGTTTTATTTGGTGAATATGATACTATGTTTGAAATTAAATTTCCTGAAACAGATATTCGTGTTAGAACCAAATCTTAATGGAAGGTAATAGCTATTCAAATATTATTGGTAATCGAAGGTTTAAACTTTCACCTAATGTAGATACAAATTTACAGTTAAAATTATTAGGCAATCAAAAACCTTTAAATGAATATGATTTTATAGAAATTTTAGATCAAGAAACTGTTTTTAACGAAGAACGAAGTACATCTAAAAAATATCGTATAAATGGTAAATTAAATATTTACGTTGGAAACGCTTTAACTAGTGGTGCAACCAGTAAACATTGGGATCCACTTTTTTATGGTTATGGTAGGAACAATTTTAAACCTTCACCACCTAATTGGGTTATGCAAATGTTATACCCATCGGATAAAGATTCTAACATATTTGTTGGTAATTCTGAGGCTTATCGTGGTTTAGATTATACAAATATACAAACAACAGTTATTAATGATGATCAAAAATATACCATATCTGGTAGACAAAAACATAATTTAAATGTAGGAGATTTTATTTATTTATATAGTAATAGTAATGTTTGTCCAATACAAGGATTTCATGAAGTTTACGAGTTAGGGATTGAAAACGAAAGGATATCTACTGACATAACTTTAAGCACCATAAGTAACGGCCAAACAATTGTAGGTACTGGTTCTTTTATTCGTGTTGCTAGTGTTTCTTTTGACGATTTTAGTTTTAATAACACTTCCAACGTTTTTAATATGACAGCAACCGATATAAGTGGTTCTACAACTGGTTCTTATGCGGCAGATGAAGTGAAGTATACTATGATTACCACAACTTCACCACACAATTTATTAACTAATAATTTTGTAGATATTAGAGTACCCGTCACCAGTATTTTAAATGGTTTATGGCGAGTTTATAATGTGGTTAGTAACACAAAATTTATAATAAAATTAACTTCATCACCCACAAAAGGCCAAATAATAGGCTTTAATCAACCACCTAAATGGAGAAAGTTAGATGGAACCCCGTCTGAATATTACGTTAGAAAATTTGAAGTTTTAACAACAAATGATTATGATGTTTATAATTGTAGTTTTGCTAAAAATATTTATAATCTAGGTGTCGCAAACGATAGTTTTTTATTTCAATTTAATCAAGATATAAATATTAAAAATATAGTCGACCACCAAAACAGTGAAGTTTCAGAATTATATCATGGTATTATAAAAAGATCCGGTACAAGACCATACCCTTGGGGTAATGTAACTAGTCACTGGGATTTCAATCGTACAACCGCAACAAAAACCAATTACATCGAAGAAATATCAAGAACCAAATTAAACACTGTTGGTTCTATTGAAAAGTTATCTGCCCGAACCGAAACCATTGTCAACGGCCAACTTGTTGCTAGTCCCGGTAGTAAATATATAGGTGATTTTATAGAATATAATAGTTTAGAAATAACAGAAAAAGTAGGTGCGGAAATTATTCACAGAATAGATATTTTAGACAATACAGAGGGTTATTACTATAAACCTTTTAAAAGATTACAAATAAGAAAATATTCCAATACAATTGAATATGCCAAACCAAATGAGGTAATTTTAAATATTCCAGGCAATTATGTTACCTATAGTGACGGTTCAATAGCATGGCGAGATTTATTACCTATAGGTTTCTATCAGGATTTTGATAACGGTGTTGAATATCCTTTTTTAAATGACGCACATTATTTTTATTTCAATCGTGATTTATTTGTAAGAAGGCAAAACCCTGTAAATATTGTTACACCTACAGAAGACTTAAATGTTGATCCAAATAATCTAACCGTTGAATGTTAATCAAATATCAAATAAGAAATAATTTTGTGACTTCAACAGCACAAACAGTTACCACAACAGGAACAACCTTAACTGGTGCCTATAAATCTATTGTAGTACCAGTGGGTAATACTTTTTTACCTGTTGACTATGCTGATGACGTAAATCGTTTTGTGACTGCCGAAATTAAAAAATCTATTAATCCTTATTTTGATGGCGAAACAACAAAATATATATACACCGATAAGGATTTATCAATAAATTTTCGTTTCTGGGATGGCAATTCTTTACTTTCAACTTATGCTGCAGCTGGTTTTACACAAAATGATGTTTTATTAAGAAAAAATGGCTTTAGAAAAAGTTTCTTTAGATTATATTTTTATGATAGTAATGACACAGAAAACAGTGAACTTTTGTTTACTGAAGATTTAGATGTTGGTGAAACAAGGGAACCTAAAATAAGTTTTAACGAACTTTATTGGTTACGTAATGATCCTTTTTTTATAAACAATAACAGTAGCAGAACAGTTCATATGGAGGCTAAATTTTTTAACGCTAAAATAGGTAAAATATTAACTTTTATTAATATACCGTCTGCGTACGGTGAAATAGATATTGCCGATTATTCTGCAAATCCAACTTGGCGAAGGGTACCTATACTTATAAAAAACCCAAAACTAAATTTTGGTTACTATAATTTTTTACCAAATAGTGGTAGCAATGAAATACTTTTATCACAACTAGTAATAGAATAATGGAATTAATAAGAAAAAAATATTATTATCCTGGGTTAACAAATCCAAGTTTAAGTGCTGAAACATTTAATTTTCCGATATTTTTATCACAAGATTTATTTAATACCGGAATTTTTACAGACGCTAACAATACTATATCAGAAGTTATTACAGGTTTTACGGCGGTCTGGGATTTATCATATGACGGTAGTTTACAAAAAGATTGTAAAACTACAAATGGTTGCCAAGTCACATCAACAGTAAGTGATGTTACAATATACAACGGTAATAATGGTAGCATAGCAATAACGATTACAAATTTAAATCAAACTGAATGTCCTGGGCCGGTAGAAATAAGTTGGGTTGGCCCTGATGGTTATACAAATAACACTACAAATATTACAAATATAACGTCAGGTAATTACACTTTAAAAATAATTGATGCTGAATGTAATAGAACTTTTAGAAGTTATTACATATCACAACCTCCGGCTTTAGATGCTACTCTAGTTGTTGACAACTCACAAGTTAACGCAACTAATAATTTTTGTAATGGTTCCGCAACAGTTACTGCAACAGGTGGTGTTCCACCATATACATATGCTTGGTATTCGGCAGGTACAACTTCACCAGTTTTAAGTACGTCACCGTCAATAACAAACCTTTGTTTGGGTAGTAGTTATTATGTCGTGGTTACTGATGCAGACGGTACTGAAATAACACAATTTTTTGAATTAACATTACCTGAACCGTTATCCGGTAAAACTATAAGTGTAATAAATATAGATTGCCAAGGTACTCCAGGTAGTGTTGAGGTTGAAGGTTTAGGTGGTATTGTGGGTACTGGATATACCTACCAATTACTGTCAGGTAGTCCGGCAGTTCCTATTAATCAAAACAATACCGGTTTATTTGAAAATATAGGTAATGTTAATAGTGCGTATATTGTTAGAATAATAGATTCTGTTGGTCAAACTTTTGATTTATATGTATCTGTAACACAACCAATTCATCCTATTACTGAAGTTACTTTTACGGTTAGTAATTCCTTCAATGATGGTTTTGATACTGAAGATGCCACCTACCCACCAAATGGGGAATTGTTTTTTTCTATTTTCGGTGGTATAGGTATAACACCACCAGGGGGTTCTTGTTGTGTATACAATGTTTCAACAGAAGCTATTTTTGGTTCTCAAACAGGTGGTCCTGGAGGACCTTATTTTTCCGGCCTCGAAAATTCGTCTATAAATGATGGTAATTACGCTTTAGTTAATTCAACTAATTTTTATCAACTACAAAGTGGTTGGTATAGATTTGTAGCGGAAGATACTGAATGTTTATATGAAAAAGAATTTTATGTAGGTCATCAATACGACCCTGAAATAGGTGTAGTATCTCTCGGTGGTGGAATACTACGAGCTACCGCAGTAAATAGTGGTGTTTATGAACCGAGAATTATGTTATGGGAGGAAGGCTCAAACACAGCACTTTGTCCTGGTTCTTGTACTACTAACTTTGTAGATTCTTTTTCATTCCCTTCTGGTAGTGAAATAACTTTAATTGTTGGGTTTATTAATAATGTATACCCAACTGATCCATCAGAAAATAGAGTTTTTAAAAGAAAATTTAAAATGCCTTAATCATGATAACAGGAACAACTTCACATAGATTACCAGAGATATCTAGGTATAGTAAAACAGAACCTTATAGAATTGGTGTTAACGGTGTAACTAATATTACTTATAACACAGACGGTTCTATTAATCAACTTTTTTATACGTTAAATAATATTAATTATGTAACGACAATTATAGTAAACACACCAAACGATATATCTCTACCAACAACATTTGCGTATAACGGTAATAACGCTCCAACACAAAAAATTAACTCAATAAAAGAAGAGTCAAAAATGGGGTTTGTTTTTCCACCAAAAATAAACAATCAACTATTTATAGAAAGACAATCTTTAGCTGTTTTTGAAAGACATTCTAGATTAGCCAATATAACAAATATTGGTAGTTTAGAAGAATATAGAAACGGTTATTATAACGTAATTAAAAGTATTTAAACACGTAAAAATAAAATTAAAAAACAATGGCAAGTGGAAATTATGGAACTATAAGATCGGCAACAGTAGCGGTAAGTGATATGGAAATTTTTTACACATACTCACCGAGTAGAGATACTGCACCAACAATACCATTACAATCACTACCTGCAGCACAAGTTATAACCAGATTTAATGATCCAACACCAAACGCGAGTGGTGTTGCTTTATTTGACGGCTTATATAATTTACAGTTACCGGCAGCTAATTTCTCAACAAAAGGTATTTACAATATTATTATTAAACCAAGAGAAATTAAAACAGTGATTACTGCTTGTGGTGTATTAGCGGCTTTTCCTGATGTTCGAGGTATAGTTTTAGACGCAACACAGTTAGGTATTCAAGACGCAACATCTTTAATAGGTTATCGTGTTGAATACTACGACACAAACGGTAATAAAATACCTAATTTTTTTAGAATAATAACATCAGCAAACAGAACTGAAGCGGTTAACGCTAATATATCGACAACAACACAAACATCTATTCGATATCGTTTTAACGATAGTTCTAGTTTAATTTTTTGTACTTTAACACCAAGTTCAGCACCAACAGTGGTTCCAAACCAGTTTCCTTCTATTGGAATTCCTGGACAAGCAATTTCAATAAGTAACACATTTTTTAACCCGGTACTTTTAGAATTAGAAATGGTTGAATATGATATTGAAACTTTAGCAATTGGTTTGTTCGGTAACCAATCTAAATCTATTCAAGATGGTAAGTATACTCTCTATGATTTCCAAAACAATATTTACAAACAATATAACTTATATGAAATCCAAGATCAGTTTACTAATGAACCACTTTATGAAGTACGAGAACAAGTGGCTAACATAGACACTACTAAAGATTTTAATACAATCACAAATATTGCTATTCAGTAAAAGAATTTAAGTATTAAAATATTTATTATAAATTAAAATAATGGCAAGAATAAAAGTTGTACCAAGGTCCTTAACGGAAGCTTATAAAAGAAGAGAAGGTGATTTCTCACCTAACTTAGTTGGCTTACAATTTACTGATCCAAACGCTTATTTTACTCTTGGTAATTTTCAAATTACAACTAATTTAGCTAGTCGTGTTGTTAAAGATTTTGTTTTAGGTGGTGAATGGTCTGATTATTATAATTTAAACAATTTAGATTTAAGTGAAGAAGAATCTGCAGTTATTTTATCAAACCAAATTTTTGTTAAATTAAATTTTAACCCAAATAAAATAGAAAGATATGTTTATTTCGGTAGTTTTTATGAATATGCTAGAGTTACATTAGAGGAAACAATTCAAAAATGGAAAGGTGCTCTCTATTTAAACCCTACTTTAAATTCTAACGTACCATTAAATACGGTTTTATCTTTTTCATTTGATTCTGGTGAAAATACTAGTACATTCTTAATACCAAAGAGTGTAGCAAACAATCCTTTTGAATTAATAGTTGATATCGATTATACACCACCACCAGTTGGTGAAATTTACAATTTAAATTTTAGTTTTAATAAATACGTTATTAATTCAAAAGGTAGTAATTATAAAGTTATTGGTTATACTGGGTCGACAACAAGTAATCCTTATATCAAAGTTAAAACCCAAGGTAATCCCTTTCCAACTCTAACCGCGTCTACTTTTGGTGGTTTTACTTACTTACTAAAACCAAACGATACAGAAGTAGAATTGTTTTTCCAAGATTTAAATGATTTTCAAAGAGTACTTTTAAATCGACTAACAACACCTATATACACAGCAAAATTTGACGTACCTGAAGAATCGGACGGTGTTTCTTTCACATCAACCAAGATTATTTCTTGGCCAGTTTCTGATGGTTATAATATTGATATTAATACTCGTGATTATGCTTTATACGTTGAAAGTTTATTAGATATAGCTTCTACTTTTGATGCTAACAAAACTGATTTAGTTTCTCGAAGATTTGTTTCCGAATCTATACATGAGTTCGATACAAACGGCGGTGGTGATGAATTATACGGAATGAAAGTTACTAAACTTTTAAAAATTTATGGTCGTGAATTCGATGAGGTAAAAAAATACATTGACGGTATTTCATTTGCGAATGTTGTAACCTATGATAAATTAGATAACACATCGGATGAGTTAATAAAAGTAATTGCAAAAAATCTAGGTTTTGATGTTTTATTAACTGTAACAACAAATGATTTTGATCTTAAACAACAAATATTAACAACTCCAACAACACCTTTTAGTGGTTACTCTAGAAGTTTATCGGCTAAAGAATTAGATATCGAATTATGGCGAAGATTAGTAATTAACGCTTGGTGGTTATATAAATCAAAAGGTACCAGAAAGGTTATTGAATTTTTATTAAATTTATTTAAAATACCGGAATGTATGATATCGTTGGACGAATATGTTTATTTAGCTAACGAAAGATTAGAAACCACATCTGTTTTTTTAGAATTAGAAAAAATTTATGGTAATTTAGCAACCGTTGATTTGAACACTATACCAATGGATGATTTTGGTTTTCCATTACCATTACCGGAAACAACCGATAACTATTTCCAAAATGATGGTTTTTGGTATAATAACGGAAATGATGTCACAACAGGTAACAATCCACACTATGGCCCATACGATGATGGTATTAAATATTTTGAACAATTTAAATGTTTTGTACCAAATTTTAATGATTTTTTAACAGGTCTAACTACTGTTTTTGAAATTAAAAATAGTTTTACCGAATATGACAAAGGTAATTTTACTGTTGGATCTTTACCACAATACCCTAACGCAACAATAGTTACAAACGCTACTTTATTAGAGGCTGGTGGTGTATCTTTTGGTGATATTGAAGCACCAAATACACCCTTATCATCTGAAGATCTTGATTCTTTAAAGATTAAATTTAAACCTGGTGATGGTTCTGAAGAAAGTTGTAAAAATTGTAATTACGATTTGTCTTTTAGTGGTAATGGTCTTGTTTATATAACAGGAACCGCTAATGTTTTAAATGATGAAAAATGTTGTCAACATTTTATTGCACCAAACGGTAATTGTTATTGGTGTGCACAAGCAACAACTGAAGTTTGTACCCCGGAAGAATATTTAGATTTATTTTCAAATTCACAAATAGAGGCTTATGCAACAACATTAGGGTGGAGTCCAAGTTCAAATATACCGATAAACACTTTTGTTATTGACCTAATAACACCAATTTTCACTCAAAACGGTTGTTTAATAATGGATAAAACAGATTCAACAAATCCAAGAACAATTAAAAACTCTGAATGTTGTACATTAAAAGGTGGTTCTTTAGTTGAATATGAAGGTAGTTATTTTTGTGCTAAAGCAAAAGAAGATCCATGTGTTGGTTATACCGTCGAAAATCACGTCTATGTAATAGGTGATGAATTATTATCTGAGGAATGTTGTGTTTTGTTAGGCTTTAATTGGAACGGAAATTTAGTTAACCCAAGTGAAATAAATGTTTATGATTCTCAAGGTAGACCAACCTCCACATTTACAGATAATGTTGGCTTAGGCTACGCTACAACATTTGGTAATGTTAAGGCTTATTGTTCTGCATGTCCACAGAATATTATAGAACAGGCGGACGGGTTATACGCTTATTTTCCTAATGGTGAGAACCCACCACAGCCTTTATCACAAAATTGTTGTATTGATTACGGTTTTTCGTATAACTCAACAACCGGTAAATGTTCTAAATGTCCGACACCAACTATCTCTTCTACCTTTGAAATTGTGTTTCCAAGTACTACAGATTTGGAAGATTGTTGTGTAGCTTACGGTGGATATTATTATGACGCTGGAACAACCAATAATGGTAGTGGTGGTACTAGTGGTGTATTAGATGAAAACACATTAAATTAATATAGTTATGGCAGAAAAATGCTGGGTTTGTCCCAATTTTAATAGTGAAGATTTGGTGGTTAATAACGGTGTTATTACTTACGCTGGTAATAATTTAACACAACAATGTTGTACTTTTTATGGTACCGTTACAAATCAGACAACAACTTTTACCAACGGTATTTGTAATGCCGTACCTAGTATAAACATATCAAACACTGATGTTGTTTACATAGCAGAAGACGGTAAAGTTTATAAAAGAAGTGTAGGTAACATTCAAAATTCTCCAAATTATGGTAGTTATTTCACTTTTACAGGCCCTAAAGTTTTCTTATTTGATTTACCACAAGAATTTAAACCCTCATATAGTTCTGTATATCAATGGAGACCTATGGCTATAACATTTAACGATTCTAAAATGTATATTTTAAATCAAGCCGGTACTGAAATATTGGTTGTTAATATAACGTTAAACCCATTTACTTATAGTATAGCTGGTGTTGTTGGTAAACCGACTGATATTTCTGGTATTGAACCCCTATCGTTAAGGGGTTTGGTTTTACATAATAATAATTTATTTTCTACCGGTAGAGATAATAATAGTAGTAGAGTTAGTTTAATAAAATTAAATGATTATAACAATCCTTCACCACTTGGTAGCACGTTAATAAATAACACTACTTATACCACAGAATTCGATTTACTAAAACCCAAGACTACAGGTACATTCATAAGCGGAGTAGAATATACTAGTGATTCAAGAAATTATATAAACATAACAAACACCCCACGCACAAAATTGTTATCCATTGGTTTACCCGCATCGAGTAGTAACCCACCATATATAAATCAAGATAATTTTAGTGGCCCTTATTTAGATACTGATAATTATTTCCAAGTAGAAAAAGGTGCTATTGAATTTAGAAAAAATTTATTTTCGAGTGGTAATATAGACGGAATATCTGTTATTAAATCTAGTAATGTTATGGGTATAGTATCAAAAATAAATGGTAGTTTATATAAAATAACATACACAAATCCAACACCAGGGTCTAGTTCTAGTTTGGGTAGTTATAGTACAATATATCAAGTAGGTAATGGTACAGATAGTTTATTAAACGAAACTGGCACTTTTATTGTTGCTGCAAATCAAAAAGCTGATACACTTACTTTAGATTTTGAGGTAGATCCAAACGCTCCATCATTAATTTGTGGGTTTAACGATCTATCTGGTAACCCATTATTAGTGGATTTTCCGTGTTCACAATAAAAACTAAAATAAAATGCCAATAATAGATATAACAAATCAAGGTAATCGTCCCTCTGGTGGAGGAACAATTAATTGTTTTCCGGGTGCGACATCAGCTTCTTTCACCATTTCAATAACAGGTAAAATATTTTTTAACGGTAAAGCAATAAAATCTCCTGATTGTTGCACATCAACTTTATTAACACCATTTTTAGGTTCTGCTACTTATACTTTTGTAAATGGTTTTTGTTACCGTAACTATTCACCATCTAGTCAGATATGTCCAGAGGGTGTAGGTATAACTTGTATAGATTCTGGATTGTTTGCTTCTTGGGACAATACATATACAGTGGAAAATGGTAACAGTCTATCAGTAACTAATTCTACTTTATTTAGTAGTTTACAAAATTTAATAAACAGTTCTGGTTCTTTTGCTACATTTCTTGGTACCGGTAATCTTGTAGACCAAAATTGTTGTGATTCGTTAAATTACACATTTGTTAACGGTGTTTGTAGTTGTGAATCTTCAGTCGTAAATGAAACTAAAAACTCTTTTTGTTTTAGTACTTTGGATGATTTTATTAATATGGCTGAAGATAATTTTGCTTTCTTTAATAATAATTTCACTAACATAGGGCCTTCTTTAGGGTTATCAAATTCTGATACCACATTTATTAGACAAAATTTATTATCCACAAACACAACAGATAGAACAAACGCAAGAACTTTATTAAGTAATGCTTTAAGTGCTAATGGTGGTATTTATTTAAACGTTGGTTCCGCTACAGGTAATTTAACATTACCAACACAAGCGGAATGTAATAGGATTTCCGGATCTTTTTGGGATGGCTCTAATTGTAAATGTAATCAATCAAGTGGTGAACCACCAACATCTAATGTTTGTAATTTAACAGATGTTAAGATAATAAATACTCTTGATAACAATACACCAATCCAAATAGCCGTTCCAAAAGACTATGACCCGGTAATAAATAATACTTTATTATCAGAAGAGTGTTGTTTAAAACTTAAAAACGAAAATAATTTACCTTGGTTTTGGAGTTCACCTTATTGCTTTACAAACGTATCAGCTGCCGCTTGTTTACCGGTTACTTTTACATTGAATGAAACACCTATAGAATTACAACCATGTGATGGTAATATTGAAATATATATGTGGGTTTACGTTAAAACACCAGAAAATGCGGTTAGTTTACCACCTGCAGAAGAACCTCCGAATGATATACCCACCACTCCTGACGATACTGGGGTTGATGTTGTTGATAATGGTGATGATATAATAGTTATTGTAGATGAACCACTTATTGATCCACCTATTAATGAACCACCTATT